TGTGAGAATGTAATGTTTACAGAGTTAATCCCGGTCTGAGTCGTAACGTCTCCATTTACAGACTGAACAAAGTCTTTAAACTCATACGCTATCAAGTAATTGTCAGGATCAATTTTGTTTACTTCTGCTAGTAACCCATTAGTAGAAAGACCACCACCAAGAGCCGGTGCAAGTTTACACACGATATTCTTGTTAATGCTTGCTAGGAAATATGTCGGCTGAAGATCGCTCTGATGTGTAAGTGTAATAAAAAGATCACCAAAATAATTAACAAACGGCTTAGAGTAAAGACCAACAGACCGCATAAAATCTTGAGTAAACGTGATTACTCCTGCGCTTGTAACGCTTGCATATCTGACAACTTGGTTTGATGGAATGTCTCCAGTCACCTCATAAAACACATAAGCCTGACCCGTTGTTGCATATCCTGCCACGTTTACAAACGGAGCTGTTCCCACTTCAATCGTTGTAATTGCAAGCACTGGCGTGGTAAGAGAAGAGTTATAAATAAAATATTTTACAGTGTTTGTGTCGTTATAAACGCACCAAAGATTGTTACTCTGATCAGCAAAAATTCCTAAGCATGAAGACACAGCCGAAACGGTAAGCGTAGCCGATTGCACAAGTGCCGAGCTTAGGGTGAAGATGGATATTGTTGTTCCCGTAGAGTAGGCAATATACACCAATGAATTAAAGTAGCTTGCGTCATAGTAACCATTTGCACCCGATGCAAGTGTAGTTGTAATCGGCGCAGCGCTTGGATTATTTGCGTCGATTGCAAAACTTTTTAAATCAGTTCCATCTAAAAACAGCACAATAATGTAATTGCCAATCGCCTTAACCTTAGGCTTGCTTCCCGTGGCACTTACAAGGGCATTAGAAACAATTGTTTGCTTGGTCTGAATGTCAAATATTGAATACCTAACACCACCGCTAGAGTCTTCCCAGGCATAAACACTGATTTTATTTGAGTGATAAGCGCTGTCAGGGTTTTGCTGTTCACTTGAGTTACGAACAACGGATTGTACAGATATATCTAAAGCGACTTTAACGCCCTTATTGTACAGCTTATCGTCACTTGATGAGTACGAATAAACGGAAGAACCGTTGTAAGCAACAAGTTCATTTTTAAATGTAGCAAGCGCATTACCATTATCAATCGTCGAAGTAGGAGCAATGACACCATAGCCATATCTTTTGATGAATTTTCCAACTTTTTTAAGAACCGCATTTTCAAGATTTAAAAGCTTCCCAGCAACGACTTGCTTGTTGTCGGTTTTCGTGTCTACGCCTTTGCTGAAACTAAGTGCAATCGTTTGTTTGTTCAGTGCCATCTTAACCCCTTTAAAACACGAAAATATCAACCGTTACGTCGGCAGAACTATTTAACACAAGCGTCTTATCTTGATTCTTGTTTGAATCCTGCTTGTCGTAAATCGTGGCCGAACTTCTTAATCTAACGATAAACCATCCCTGAAGTCTTTGCGATAATTTATGCGAGATCGTATTATCACCGCTCTTTAATGCAATCGAAGTCAAAAGTGTGCCGCCGTTAATCGGATTAGACCTTTGCGTCTGGGTAGCGGTACGGGTGGACGCCTGGATTTGCTCAAGCTTTAAATCTTGTGTTTGAACCTGCGCAAGGGCCTTAGTTGCCATTAGTAGCTACCTGATCCGCTACCGTAAGGCCATTCATAGTTAGAGAAAGAAACGTCTGCAATAGTTCTAGGGAATCCTGCGTCTCTGTTTTCAGCTGCATTCTCAATACGCTGAATAATTGCCGCTTTCTGAGCAAGCAACACGTTGCAATCAGATTCTTCTTTCTGAAGGCACTTAATCGCAGCGTCGATTATAATGTATTCTGTCCACCCTGAAATACTGTCAACGGTATCAGTGCCGTTAACAAGTGTTGCCATTGTTGGCACATACCAAAGGCGCATATTCTGATTTGCTTGTGGGATTGGAGTAAACTTGATCTTGCTCCCGTGAAGTCTGTAACGAAGGTTTGTAATCCCGTAAAAACTCTGAAAGTTAGGTACGGCGTATCGGTTACGTTCAGCGAAGTTAAAAGGCTTAATCGTAACCCATGCATCGGTTGAATTGCTAAGCGCCAGGTCTACACCTAGAAGCTTATAGAAATCAGCCGGAAGAGAATAGTCTTCGCTTGAACCGTCTGTAACAAAAGAATACGGGGACGCTACAAAGTAGTTATCCCCGTATTTTTGAACTAATAGATCATAAAGCTCGAAGTAGGATTGATTGATGTAGGAAGTCAGCTCAGGATCTTTTACAAACTGGCTGTTTTCCATGTCGCTACGCTGACGAACAGCGTTTTTAAGTTCTGTCAAAGTCATCGTAGTAGCCATCGAATCAGTGTTCCTCTTCTTCCTTCATTTCATAGTCTTGTTCTTCGTCTTCGTGTTTAATAATCTCATGGAATGCCTTCAGCACTTCCATCATTTTATCAACAGATTTGTCTGAGATTGCTTGCATCATATCTTCGGCAACAGCCTTATACTCTGCAACATCTTCATCCATGCTTTCTTCATTCTTAACTTCTTGTTGCTCGGACTTACCGTCCTTGCCCATTTTAGCCAGAATAATCATAGCAGTTTTCTTTTTGTCGATTGGAAACATCGGCTACTCCTTACGGTGCAGTTGAAGACTTCAAAGTAATTTGCAGCTGAACAACAGTGCCGCTTGAAGGGTCAACAGCTGCGCCAGACAGATCTTTACAAATGAAGACGATGGTTTTTGCACCTACAACGTCATAGCTTTCAGTGTAGTAATAAGCAACACCTGCACCAGAAGCATTAACAAAGTTAATACCAAGGTGAAACATATCAACGTATTTGTCGTTAAGTGTAACAGTGTATTTCCCTGCGCTATTTCTAACAACAGACAAAATACCTTTAGACTTAAGTGCGTTAATTGTTGGTGCGCCTGTTCCGCCGATTGCTACGTTGCCGAAAAGAACAACTTTCCCACGTTCAAGACTATTAAAAAACTGATTAAATAAACGATTCATTTTCTTCTCCTAAGGTATGGATTAAAGCGCCAGAATCCCCCGACTCTGACGAGTAGGGTGAGAGTCCCCATGACTCCCACCCCGTCGTTAAGTTCAATTAAGCACTGAACTTGATTTGTCCGTTCCAACCTGGAGCATTGGTACGAAGTTGAGCATAGTAACCTACACGCACTTCACCTGCGTCAGCATTGGATACACGAAGCATTTGCAAACCATCACCGTAAGTGAGGATCTGAGGAGCTTCGCCAAGAGCTTCAAGCTTCCAGGTATCCATCTGAAGAAGGTAACCTGTAGTTGAAGGGCATGAACGATCTGGGAACACTTGAATGATGCTGTTAGCACCGTTCACGCTGATACCACGGAATGCAATTTCTGCATTCTTCTTCATGTCTACATATTGAACTTTCGATCCCAAACTCTTTTCGAGAGCTGAGTACGTTGCAAAGTTCACGATACAAACACTAGGTTTTCCACCTTCTCGAGCGATTAAAGAGCTGTGATCAATCAAAGCTTCTTCAATAGACTGTGCAGAACCATCGTAATAGATACCGGAAAGACGGGTATCGACTGAACGGTTCACACCAAAGAAGTTATCAGACACAGATACAGAAGACGGCAACCATGCTTGAAGACCTTTGATCTTCGCATTGTTGTCTCCTTGAACAAGCAAGAAGTCAGAAGCCGCCCAAGAAGCCGGAGTACCAGCTACGCCGCCCAAAGAAGCGGAAACAGTAACAGTACCAGCTGAACGGTTTACAGCGATAATGTAGCCGACAGCTGCACGTGGAGTACCGCCGTCAGTAGCATTCGCTTGAAGAACCATGTTCTTTTCAAACTGAGTTACATCACCTGCATTGCTGAGGGTAATAACGCCGGTTGAAATAGTACCGATTTGACCGATAGAACCTGTTCCAGAGCGGAACAAAGCACCTGCCAAAGAGTTAGTGCAAGAACGAATAGCAGAATCGATCAAGAGCTTAGCACCATCCAAGAACGCCATTTTGTCGGTCTTAGAGGCAAGCATAGTCTCGTTGTCGATAGTTGCAATCGAGTAGTCTTTTGCACGTGTGATCAAGAAAGACTCAAGATCAGGCGCAGTTTGGTTAGCTTGAGCATAACTAAAGGTAGCAGAGCGACCTTGAGAAACGCCGGTTTGAATAGGTACAGGCTTGTACTTACCACCGAAGTTATTAGACTTAGGGATCATAGCAAGGAACGGGTTATCAGCATAAACCAAGTTTTCAACAACTTGGCCATCATATAGTTCTTTTAGTGCCGCATTCATCGACACTAGATCAAGATTAGACATTTTATTCTCCTTTGAAGAATTGTTTTAATTAGTGTTTTGTTTTTTGATGCGTGACTGACGCTGATTTAGATAACTGAATGCTTCCGGGTAACTATCTCACCGGCTTTATGGCAGTGTTTACTTTCAAAACAAGGCCGCCGACATTAGCCGACGACCTTTTTGACACACTAGAGACTTTTTTAGGATAACAGACTAACCAAGAGCCGCAAGTGCTCGCTTAAGTCTTTCATCTTCTGTTTTAGCTGAAAGCATAGACGGAACATTGCTTGTAGGCTGAGATGATGAAAGAGTGACGCTGTTTTTAGCCTGCCCTTGTTGTTTGTTATCGTCAGAACTTTTAAAATTACTGCTAAACTTCTTTGAATTTGCTAGTTTTTTAGCTTCTTCTTCTAAGTGTGCTTCTACAAGTTCAGCCGCACGTTCATTAGATAGAACTTCTTTTTTGTTTTCATAGTGTTGTTCAATCGTAGCAACAACAAGTTCTTGCGCATTGTATAAATTGATCAGCTCATACTTGTCTTGATTGTCATTTAAGAATTTATTCAATTGGTTTTTAAATTCAGCAATGATCTTTTCTTCTTGTGCTTTAAGAGCTTTCTGTTCGTTTTCAAGCTTCTCTTGCTCTTCTTTTTCTTTACGGCTGACAAACTCGTTAAACTTTTCTTCAAGAACTTCTGTCTTGTCTTTGTGCTTTACTCCTCCGTTAAGCATGAAGTCAGTGATCTCATCATAAGTCAGACCTGCTTCAGATAGAAATTCTAACGGATTAGTTTTCGCTGATTTCTTTTTGTTCTCAAATTGCTCATAAAGCTTAAGCTTCTCTTCGGCTTCTTTGAGTTTAGTCTCTGCTTCACGCTGGCGATTAAAAGCGATCTTTTCTTTCTTAGCAAGAGCGGCAAACTGTGTGCTTAAAAGCTCTTTTGGTTTATCCGCCACTTGTTCTACAGCTGGCTGTTGAGTTTGTTCTGTTGCTTGCACTGGGTTACTTTCATTCACTTCCATTTTATTCTCCTATGTTTATGCCATTGGCATTAGTTCACTTGTCGGCGCTGGCATTGGATTGGCCGGAATTCCTGGCTGTGCTCCTTCAGGCGGTACAGCACCAGGAGGGGGAGTCGTTGCCTTTTGTACAAGCAGATCAACCTGATCCATGAATTGACGAATCAGTTCGAGCTTCTCTTCTTCAAGGCCGTTGTTTTTGCCTTGTGCGTAGTATTCAAGCGCTAGTTCTCTTGCAAGCTCAAGATCGTCAAATGGTTCAGGCGGAGTGTATTCGCTGTCTTCAATGATCTTGTCGAAGATGCTGTGAAGGTAATCTTCACGGCTGTTTGACAATACTTCAATCTGTTCAAGATCAGGGAAATCAAGCAATCGTCGGCCAGTGCGAGGAGACAACATACCTGCTTGCATATACTCGGTAATCGTCTGAAGGCGTCCGGCAGGATCAGAAGGCAAGGAACTAACCGGGTACATCTTCATTACAAATGAATCTTTATCTAAATCAACGGCTTTCCAGTTGATCGTATTGACCGAAGTTTTTTCCGGTACATTAACTTGTAGATCCTCACCGGCTTCATCAAGTTCTTTTGCACAATCAATAGTAAGCTCTGCAAGTTGAAGGAAGAAACTTTCATAATGTTTACCTAGTACCATGAATCGTTCTGTTTCAATATCGTTGTATTCACGAAGAGCTGCGCCTGAGTTAAGCCCGGCAGGTTTCTGTGATGTAGCTGACAGTTGACTGACGCCGATCTTCTCAAACGCCGAGCGCTTAAGGTTTTCAACTTGGTTATACATCTCCATAGGAACAATCGGAGGCACAACGTATTGCGGAGGAATATCAGTGTATTCAATGATCGCACCAATGTCGTTGTTCAAGTGCTCGGTCACGACTTTGTTTCCGATCTTATTTAAGACCTTGAAAGATCCTGCCAAGTGAATCGAGCGCTGAATGATCCAAAGAATTTTATTGATCTCAAGCTGAATGTTTTGAATCTGTTCAGCCGCACCTTGTCCCCAGAATCCATTCAATCGCTTAGACCAGCGGAAATGCGCAAATGGAAATCTGTCTTTGTTCCATTCTTCATAGAAAAGAACCTGGCCAGGAATGGTAATGCAATGAACTCCGTCTTTAGCGTCTTTACCGCTTGGAAGACGCCAAGATTCAACAACAGTAACTTGGTCAGCGATGTTTTGCTGTACTCCAACCATGTCAGAAGTTGCGCCTTTAGCTTCCATGATCTGCTTTTTATACTTAGGAAACATCTGAACCAAAATGTCACGGTCATAGTTACGTGGGCGATGAAGCTGGCGAGGCTTGCCGTAGTAACTCTCGAGCCAGTCAGTGTACAGCTCGCCTGGCATCACACGGTCAAAGCAGATTTTGCCATCATAGGCATATACTTGAATAAACCCGTCACCGAATACAGCGGCGTCTAGGAGTGTCTCGATTGAAAGCTCATATGCTTTGTTTTCGTAGAAGATCCCTTCGACAAACTTATCTAGCTTCTTGGCTTTACGCTGAAGTTTATAGTCGCCGCCTGAAGTAAGAAACAATGGTTTCGGCTTGTTCTTGCTCATCTTTGCAATAACGGTATCAATGGCAGAAGCAACCACGTTATAAGTGATGCGGTCTTTCTGGCCTGAAGCGTTTGTACTGATCTTTGAGAGATTGTATCCATTCAAACCCATAAGGCTGATGTTGTTATAAAGCTTCGAGCTGATCTGATACTGAGTGATGCGAGATGAATCAAAGCGCTGAAGCACGTACACGATTTTGTGCACAGAATCAGCAAGATCATTTCCTTTTAATACCCACCAATTGTTAGCGGTATTAGTCTCAGGGTTTAAAGCTCCGTCCTTATTAAAACTTTTGTAATCAATACTCATGTTTAAAAGCCTTCTCTCGTTCTTCTCTCATGCGGTCAAATTCATCGGTGGAATACATCA